TATTTGGTACACTGATAGATAAACAAGGTAAGAATAGGTCTGATAAGTTCTACGAGAACAATGTCATACGGGATCATGTTGGGCTGAAAAAGATACTACATGATTGTAACGAGAAATATAAACTAGGATTAGATCCTGAATATATTGACACTGTAGAGATGTATCATGACAGTGTTCACAACAACCAAGATGCCCTATTAGGATGGGATGGCAGCGGTACCACAAAACTCATCTGTAATAGTTTCAACAGGAACATAATGGTGGATATGGATGGTGTCGCAAGACTGTGTTTCTCACACAAGTTTCCTGGATATAAACTCACTAACAGGGGAGACCTGCGAATGTTCTGGTATGGTACTGACAATCTTAGAGAAGTCATGTCACAGTGTACTCAATATTGCGGAATAAGCCATAGTGTTCGCAGGGTGAATGCTACATTAAAATACCCAAAATCAGCGTAAAAACATCTGTTTACCCATTCGCATGATAAATACATTGACACAGGAAGCAATATACATTATATTGAAGACTGTGTTAGTTGTCTCCTGACAGCGAAACATAAAACACATATTAAAGCTCAACTTAGGCACATTTAAAAGGAGAAAAACAAAATGGCATCACTTCAAGAAATCCGGGCCCGTATCTCGGCGACCGAAAATAAGAACCAAGATCGCGGTTCTAATACACAATCTGACAATGCAATCTACGCACATTGGAATATGGATGAGGGTGCTGCTGCATCTGTTCGTTTCCTTCCAGATGCTAATTCCAGTAATACATTCTTCTGGGTTGAACGCAACATGATCAAGTTGCCGTTCAATGGGGTCAAGGGTGACTCTAATTCCAAACAACTCACTGTTCAGGTTCCTTGCGTAGAGATGTATGGGGATAACTGCCCCATTCTCGCAGAAGTCCGCCCTTGGTATAAGGATGACACGCTGAAGGATATGGCTAACAAGTATTGGAAGAAGCGTACTTACATCTTCCAAGGATTTGTACGGCAGAATCCTATCGGCAATGATACGACTCCTGCGAATCCTATTCGTCGTTTTATTATCTCTCCGCAAATCTTCACGATCATCAAGTCTTCGCTTATGGATCCTGAGATGGAAGAGTTGCCAACCGATTATATGCGTGGTCTTGACTTCAACATCAAGAAGTCTGCTAAGGGAGGCTATGCTGACTATTCTACTTCTACTTGGGCCCGTAAGGAATCGGCATTGACTGAGGTCGAGCAAGCTGCTATTGAAGCACACGGTCTGTTTAATCTAGCAGATTTCCTACCTAAGAAGCCATCTGAAGCTGAACTCCGTATCATCAAGGAAATGTTTGAAGCTTCGGTTGATGGTCGTCCTTACGACAACGACAAGTGGGGTGCTTACTATCGTCCTTACGGACTTGAAGCCCCTGCTGGTGCAGCAACGGCTAAACAATCGGTGACTGCTGAAACCAGCGCCCCCGTAGTTGCATCTCCTATCGTTGACGAAGATGACGCTGTTCCCTTTGATGTAGATCCCGTTGTTGTTCCCAAATCAACATCGACCGACAAGGCGCAGGACATCTTGAAGATGATCCGGGAAAGGCAATCCAAATAGGATTGTCCTAATGATCGGGGGCTAATAACCCCCGATCATGTATGGGAGAAAAAACATGACCATGCCAGATGAAAGATATCGGGCTCTAAAACAGAGCAAGAAACTCTTGGAAGAACTATGCGATCCAGGCAAGACTCCAAGGGTTCCAAGCATCATCCGTGACCGTGCAAGGGGTATTCTGCGTCACTATCCGATGGACGTTGATCTAGATAATCTTGCTGAACAATGTCCCGAACTGCTTGAAAAAATATCTTACAATGATAAGATGAAACAAATCGTTAGATAAGGAAATAATATGGCGAAGCCCTTCGATGTAAGTAGGTTTAGGAAAGATATTACTAAGGCTATTGATGGTCTTAGTATCGGGTTCAATGACCCAACAGATTGGATTAGTACAGGTAACTATGCACTCAACTATCGTATTAGCAGTGATTTTAATAAAGGCATTCCTCTTGGTAAGGTTACTGTCTTTGCTGGAGAATCAGGAGCAGGAAAATCATTTATCTGCTCCGGTAATCTGGTTCGCAATGCCCAAGAGCAAGGCATCTTTGTTGTTCTAATTGATTCAGAGAATGCTTTGGATGAATCTTGGCTACACGCTTTGGGTGTTGACACAAGCGAAAGCAAGTTGCTGAAACTCAATATGGCAATGATTGATGACGTTGGTAAGACTATCAGCGAATTCATGAAGGGTTATAAGGCTATGGCAGAAGAAGACCGTCCTAAGGTGTTGTTCGTCGTTGATAGCCTCGGTATGTTGCTCACTCCAACTGATGTTAATCAGTTTGAAGCAGGTGATATGAAGGGCGACATGGGTCGCAAGCCTAAGGCACTGACTGCTCTTGTTCGTAACTGTGTCAACATGTTCGGTTCATACAATGTAGGTCTTGTTGCGACTAATCATACATACGCATCTCAAGACATGTTTGACCCTGATGACAAGATCAGTGGTGGTCAAGGATTTGTCTACGCATCTTCTATCGTAGTTGCGATGAAGAAGCTAAAGCTCAAGGAAGATGAAGACGGTAACAAGATCAGCGAAGTGCGTGGTATTCGTGCTGCGTGCAAGGTGATGAAGACCCGTTACGGTAAACCTTTTGAATCAGTTCAAGTCAAGATTCCATATGAGACAGGTATGAATCCCTATTCAGGTTTGCTTGATATGTTTGAGGCTATGGAACTTCTCAAGAAGGAAGGCAATTCCCTCGTATATAATTGCGTTGATGGCACGATCATCAAGAAGTTCCGCAAGGGTTGGGAACGCAATGATGAAGGCTGTCTTGATCGTGTGATGTTGGAATTCACTAAAAAGCCTCGTGCTAGTCTAAATATTGCTAATCCAGAAGAAGAGGAAGTCATGGAATGAGTCTAGCACTGGTTAATGAAATTTGGAAAGTATTAAAGCCCAGCATTGAAACAGGTGATATCGGTTCTGCTGCTGAGACGCTTGTCAATTATCTGGTTGATGAGGCTTACTCTCCGGCTGAAATTAAGCAAGTGTTTAGGCTAGATTCCGACGTAAAAGGCGCACTATCTTATTATCTGGAAACTCCTGAATGGGGTGTTCAAGATGATGAGGAAGAGGAAGACGATTACTATGATGAAGAAGATTACTAATGACATGGTACAGCCGGATTACTCAGGACTTGAGCGTATTACCGGACTTCATCTCACACTACGAAAATGAAATCATTTCTGCAAAAGCAGATGTGAAGGTGTATGGTAATGTAGAAAAGAATATTGCTGCATTACCGGGAATCACAGAGTATCGCTTCAACCAACTACAAGAGGTCGAAGCGGTACTCAACTTCCTTAATATACAACTGCGACAGATTCGTAGGAAACATTTCCAAAAGTATCTTGAAGGATATGCCCGTGCATTGACCTCGCGTGATGCTGAGAAATATGTTGACGGCGAACAAGAGGTCATTGATTTTGAAGTCATCATCAATGATGTTGCTCTCATGAGAAATAAGTATCTAGGAATTATGAAGGGACTTGACTCTAAAAACTTTATGCTAGGGCATGTGGTTAGATTAAGGACTGCCGGCATGGAAGACGTGACAATAGGATAATGTAATATGGCAATTGATAAAGCATACGTAGTTGGGTATGGTTTAGTAGATGCTTTAGGAAACAATCCAAAAGATTGCTTTCGTCATATGCTAGATGACCTTGACTACTCTTCGGTTATACAACCAATGAAAGAAGAAAATTTAAAGATTTATCAAGCATACTGTGTTGATGAATCTAGTTTGGTATTACCCGATGGTTGGAATAGCAAAGGAACCACACTGACGCAGAAACTTGCGATGCACTCTGCTAACCAAGCACTAGTGATGGCAAATCTCCCGATTAGTAGTAATGTTGCAGTTATTTTTAGCACTTGCTTAAATGATAGTGAGACCCTTCAAGAGCATTTTCCTAAACTTTTAACCAACAAGCGTATCAACCCTAGAATAGTAGTTAATCGCATTCTAGATATGGCTTGCTGTCACATCGGTAGTTACTGGGGATTTATGGGCGCAAGCACTTCTGTTTTTGCCTCCTGTTCGACTGGTATTTTCTCTATAGATTACGCTATGCGATTGTTGGACGAGTATGATTATGTCGTTTGTGGAAGTGGTGATGTTGGATCGCATAATGTTGCTATGAAAAATTTCATGGCGATCAATGCTCTTGGAAATGACAACAAACCATTTGACGATAACCGTGAAGGGTTCGTTATAGGGAGCGGTGCCGGCGTTTTAATCTTGGCATCATCCCGAACAGTAGAGAAATATGGAGCAACCATTCACGCTACTCTATATCCTGCTGGACTAGCAAGTGATGCGTTTGATCAGACTTCCCCTGCACAAGACGGGCGAGGCGCCAGATTAGCTATGGATAAGGCTTTGCGTAGCGGGATGCATATTGATGCGATTTCTGCACATGCGACTAGCACTCCTGTAGGAGATGTGATTGAATATAATACTATTACTGATTATTTTCAGGATGTTCCTATCTATGCACCTAAGTCTAAGATTGGTCATACATTAGGAGGAGCAGGTATCGTAGAAACAATTTATGCAATTGAATCAATGAAAACTGGCATTATTCCTCATATTCACAATCTTACGAAGGCAACTATGGATGTTCATAATTGTTTGGTGAGAGAGAATATAAAATTTGATGATAAACCTATCCTTAGGACATTGAATAATTCGTTTGGATTTGGCGGCAAGTGTGCTGCCCAAATTATTGAAGTTGATCGGAGAATCTAATGGCTACGAGGGATTACCAAGCAATTAAAAATTTAATATACAATTATGATTTTGGCGCAGCGCCTACCGACGCCCTAGTACCCGAAATCACAGAAGACCTAATTACACTTAGTTGTGTTCAGTATCGTTTAAACAACCAAAGTCTATATAAAACAGCTGCCAGCCCCCTTTGGACTACTGCCAACTGGTACGACGCCAAGGCCAGCGGCATTACAGATGAAGACAGGATTCTTGCACTAGATATCAAGCGTCATTTTTCATCAAAATTAATGGTTTTGACGCTGAAAGGGATTACTTTATCCCAATGGCGTAAGGATTTGCAAAAATTGCTTAATGAAGTTGCTCCTAAAACCCTACGCTTTAACTCTAATTATGTAGGTATGGCCTATAAACTACCTTATTTTTATCATTACGATAAAGAGATAGCTGAAATCTTTGGAGGCGAACATCGCAAAATCACAGGCCAAATTGCAGAGCCTAGGACCAAAGCTTCGTTAAGGTTCATAAAAAGTCTTAGAAATCACCTTAAGGATAAAGATAGGATGATAGAGTACTGGTTTTCAGATGATCGGGACAATCGTGTATTGTTCAAGGTTGATCGCAAAAACTCCTTACTTCCGGTCTGGGATTCTATCATCAAGAAGGAGATTGTTGTTTCGGGATATTTCTATTACCGCAACAGAGATGACCTAGATTTTTACGAAATTAAAAATTGGGAAATTGAAATTTAAATAGGATCAAACGTTTTTTTCGGTTGACATCGGTTACCCATTTGATATACTAGATAATAGAGATTGAACAGAGGAAGTGCGTAGTGACTCTCGGTAAACTCAAAGAACTACTTGAAGTGATGAGCGAAAGCCAACTCAAGAAAGAAGTAGTCATTTACACCAATCAAACGGTCATGAAGGTCAACAGTGTCCGGCTTCTTCGTGATGAAGAATCAGGAAAGATATATCCTGCCTTAATCGCATAAAAACGGTTGACATCGGCAACCTACCCTGCTATTATGAATCATAAGATGAGTTCAAGGAGTCGGACATGGGTTATAAAACTTTTGCTCTTTCTGACGAACTTCGTTCTAAATATCAACCTCGCAAGGGACTTGAAGGTCCTTTCTTCTATCCGAATGGTCGGGTAGCTTATTACGATCCTAAAGAAGGACACTACTGGGATCCGAATACGGATTTCTACCTCTCTCATGAAGAAGCAGCCGACCTACAAAATTCAGTTTTTAACGCGATAAAAGGAAATTAAAATGCGCGAGACTAAGTTTCAGCCTAACGTGAACCAAGGGTACATCCTCACTATTGAAGGTCGTATCGGTAGCTTGAATGCTAACAAGCCTGATGGATATATTGACGAGATCAAGCGCCTACAAAATGCACATGCAGATGTACTCACACGATTGAGTCCTGAAGAACTCCATGCTCTGCGACTATCACAAAATAAGACGATGACTCCCGAAGAAGAAGCCGTCGCTAAAGCGAGAATGCGGAAGGACATGGACGAAAATCGTGATCGTCCCAGCATCTAGACAGGTGAAGATGTTCTCTACGCGACCTAAGATAATTAAAGATGCAGATGGCTCCAAAGAATGGTATCTGAATGGCGAACGTCACCGGAAAGATGGACCGGCAATTGAAAGGGCAGATGGCTCCAAATTATGGTATCTGAATGGCGAACGTCACCGGAAAGATGGACCGGCATATGAAGGGGCAGATGGCTCCAAAGAATGGTATCTGAATGGCGAACGACATCGTGAAGATGGGCCGGCAATTGAATACGCAGATGGCTCCAAAGCATGGTATCTGAATGGCAAACGACATCGTGAAGATGGACCGGCAATTGAAAGGGCAGATGGCTCCAAAGAATGGTATCTGAATGGCGAACTTCACCGGAAAGATGGGCCGGCATATGAAGGGGCAGATGGCTCCAAAGAATGGTATCTGAATGGCAAACGACATCGTGAAGATGGGCCGGCATATGAAAAGGCAGATGGCTCCAAAGCATGGTATCTGAATGGCAAACTTCACCGGAAAGATGGGCCGGCAATTGAAAGGGCAGATGGCACCAAAGCATGGTATCTGAATGGCGAACGTCACCGGAAAGATGGACCGGCATATGAAGGGGCAGATGGCACCGAAGAATGGTGGCTGAATGGCAAACGACATCGTGAAGATGGACCGGCAATTGAATACGCAGATGGCACCGAAGAATGGTGGCTGAATGGCGAAGAAATAGATCAACTCGTCCATTGGGTAACTACAAAAGAAAGACAGATGGCATAAAAAGGTTGACATCATCTGCCCGTTTTGCTATATTGAATCATAGACAGCAACACAGAGAGACACATGACCACGATCAATGTGAAGTTTGGTGAGTATCGCAATCAACCTGTCGTAGATCGGCAGTTTACCCTAGTGAAGGGATTTCAGACTGGTAAAAAGGGCA